ATAAATCGTGTAAAGAATATCATTGGTGGTGATGTCTACAAGAAGTTCTCACCATGGGGTGTTGTGGATCAACGCAACATCATCATTGCTGGTCGTGAGAACATTGCTTATGAGATGATGGGCATTCAACAGTTAGACTATTATGATCTATTTCGTAAGTTTGGATATGCATATGGACAACAAGAATCGTATAAGTTAGATCATATAGCTTATGTTGTACTAGGCGAGAAGAAACTATCATACGAAGAACATGGTAACCTTCATACTCTATACAAACATGACTTCCAAAAGTTTATTGACTATAACATAAAAGATGTTCAGTTAGTTGATAGATTAGAAGAGAAGATGGGTTTGATTACTCTTGCCTTGACTATGGCATATAGAGGTGGTGTTAACTATTCAGAAACTTTTGGTACTACATCGATATGGGATTCGATTATCTATCGTTTACTATTTCAAGAACAGGTGGCTGTTCCTCCTAAACTAGCTCAGGTCAAAGAGAAGTATCCTGGTGCATACGTCAAAGATCCTATGACTGGTATGCATGATTGGGTCTGCTCTTTTGACCTGAACTCTCTTTATCCTAATATCATTGTTCAGTACAATATGTCACCAGAGACTATTATTGATGGTAACATTCCTGGTGTTAATGTAGAGACATTACTTGATAACTCTGTTAACTTTGATAAAGTAGAGGACTGTTCTGTATCTGCAACTGGGCTTAGATTTAGAAAAGATAGACAGGGTGTTATTCCTAAAATCATTAAACAGTATTACGACGAACGTAGAATTGTTAAGGATGAAATGTTACGTGCTGAGCAAGACTTAGTTGATCTTGGTCAAGATCCTAGTCAAGTTCGTAGAATGATTAACGAAGCTGAAGCAATGGATAATGATGAGGGAATGAGCACAAACACTCGTGGTAATTCATCACAATCCAAAGAGCTCTCTAACATAGAGTGGAGACGCAATAAAAATAAACTTGAAGCAGAGGTTACAACACTACACAACCAACAGATGGCCATCAAGATTCTAATGAATAGTTTGTATGGTGCGCTTGGTAATAACTTCTTTAGATACTTCGACAAACGTATGGCAGAAGCTATTACTACTTCTGGTCAGTTATCTATTCGTTGGGCTGAAGAAGCTATCAACAAAGAGATGAATACTATGTTAGGTACTCTTGGTAAAGATTATGTTATTGCTATTGATACTGACTCTTTGTACGTTAACATGAAGCCTCTTGTAGAGAAACTTAATCCTAAGAAACCTGTAGACTTTCTAAACAAGATATGTCAACAACACTTCGAAGATATTCTAACTAAGGCATATGCAGTATTAGCTAAGAAGATGCATGCATATGAGAATCGTATGGAGATGGCTAGAGAAGTGATTGCTGATAAGGCAGTGTGGATTGCTAAGAAGCGATACTTTATGCAAGTGCATGATAATGAAGGTGTGCGTTATGCTAAACCTAAACTGAAGGTCATGGGTGTTGAGGCTGTTAAGTCTTCTACTCCTCAAGTCTGTAGAGATAAGTTCAAGAAGATATTTGATGTTATTCTAAACGAAGGTGAGAATGCTACTCAAAGGTTTATCAAAGATTTCAAACGTGAGTTCAAAGGTCTGGATCCTGAGGATGTATCCTTTCCTAGAGGTATCTCAGATATAGACAAGTGGTATGATCGTAAGGACGTTTACAAGAAGGCGTGTCCTATACACGTTAGAGGAGCTCTCCTATATAATCATCATGTACAGAAACAAGGACTACAGAAACTATATGAGACTGTAAAGAATGGAGAGAAGATTAAGTTCTGTTATCTGAAGACTCCTAATCCTATCAAAGAGAATGTTATCTCTTATTCGTTAAACTTACCTAAAGAGCTTGACCTTCATCGATATATCGACTATGATAAGATGTATGAAAAATCTTTTGTTGAACCTGTGCGAAACATTCTTGATGAGATAGGTTGGGATGTGGAGCCTCGAGCTACACTGGAGGACTTCTTTGTATAGTCTTACTGTATTTGAATCACCTAGGTGGTGGGAGAAGCAACAACGCTTTGTATATGATAACAAGACTCATCGTCGACTGGACTTTGAGACCTGGGAGAAGTTTACAAGCTTCTTACATAAGTTAAGTGAAAGGGAACTAAATGGTAAACAAGATGCTGAACTTATTTCGCCAGCTGTATTTAAACCTGATTCTACAAGAAAGAACGACAATGTTCTATGCTGGGCAGGGTGGGCTGCTGTTGATGTTGATGATATTGAGTTTGATGAATCCGTCGAGCAGTACCTCCGTAATCGTTATGGTCATTGGGATTACGTGGTTTATAGTACTGCAAGCAGTACAGACACTACACCGAAGTTTAGAATTGTATTCAGACTTAGTGCACCAATCGAACACGATCGAATACGACACTTTTGGTTTGCTCTCAACAGTGAACTTGAAAGCATTGGAGACAAACAAACTAAGGATTTCGCGAGAATGTATTACGTCCCTGCAACGTATGCTAACGCTAACAACTTTTTCTTTGTTAATAGTGGTGAGCCTGTTGACGTTGACTATGTTCTAGCTCGATGGCCATATGATGAAAAACGTGATGCTAAAGACTTTATGGACAGACTTCCTCCTGCATGGCGAGAACAGATTATAGAGTATCGTAAAGGTAAACTAGATAATACATCTATAGTCTGGTCTAGCTATCATGATTGTCCATTCTGGCCAAAGAAGTTAGCAGCCGAATATATAACTATATCATCTACTGGATGGTATAGACAAATGTATAGAATAATGATTGCTACAGCTGGTCGAGCTGTTGAGCGTGGTTATCCTATTACAGCTACTCAGATAGTGGAGATGTGTAGACAGTTTGATGTAGAGACTGGTAACTGGTATGAAAATAGACCAATGGAAGTAGAAGCTAATAATGCATTAGAGTATGCATATAAGAATGGAGTTATACAATGAAAGCAGGTAAAGTGTGGGGTACGACTGAACTTGTAGAAGCAAATGGTGCTTTAGAGTTTCATCGTATCGAAATGAAAGCTGGAGGTGTTTGCTCTAAACATCTTCACAGATACAAATGGAATGGATTCTATGTAGAATCTGGTAAGATGAAAATAAAGACGTGGCAACGAGATTATGATCTAATAGATGAGACTATCTTAGAAGCTGGTGATTATCATAAAGTTAAACCAGGTTTGTATCATCAATTTGAATGTCTAAAGTCTGGTGTTGCATATGAATTATACTGGGCAGAATTCAATCATAATGATATTCAGAGAGAGACAGTTGGACACTTAGGTACAGTGGTTTTTAGTTAATGGCTACGAAATTCATCTTTGACATAGATGGAACTATTACTCCTAGTAGACAAAGAATGGATATTGAGTTTGCTAGGTGGTTCTCTAGATTTGCAGAAAAAAATCAAGTATATCTTATCACTGGAAGCGACAGAGAAAAAACTCTTGAACAAATTAATCCAGTAGTGTACAATAGAGCAAAAATAGTATATCAATGTGGAGGTAATGACGTCTGGCGTGATTCTGTTAGAGTTCGAACATCTAAATTTGATATTGATGAGGAACTCGAATCAAATTTATTAGAGATAGTTAATCAAAGTAAATTTTATAGAAAGAGACCTTATGGTCATATAGACAGACGACCTGGCTTGGTTAACTTTAGTATTGTAGGACGTCCATGTGACTTTGAGACTAGAGTTATGTACAAACAATGGGATGAACATAAAAATGAACGAGCAACCATTGCGAGAGAATTATCTTGGGACTTTCCTAAATATAATTTTAAAGTTGCAGGTGAAACTGGTATAGATATAACCTCTAAAGGATCTGATAAGTCTCAAATACTAAGAGATTTTGATGTGTCAGATACAATCTGGTTTTTTGGAGATTGCACCTTTCCTGGTGGTAATGATCATGAAATAGCAGAAGCTGTTATAGCCAGAGGTGGTGCTAACAAAGCTTGGACTATTGAGAGTTGGCGGCATACGTGGAACATACTAAAAAAACTGTAGGGATTCATAATAGTGAATTCTTTGATAACATTGGCCAAGTTTTAAGTAAACATCCTGATATAGATCTCAGAGATGTTTTCTCAAAAGGTCAAATGAGATCTAAGAGATGGTTAGTAAACCAACTAATAGATCTTAACAAACCGCTGGGAACAGTATTCATGTGTGC